ACGAAACCTACTGCTTTATCATTAACAATGCCAAGAAATAACATTGATCTATTTTCATAACAGTCACAGTAAATGTCTTCTACTATCCATTCATTATGACCTTTGGCCCTAATAAGCTCTAAGCCATGTTTAATGTAGTCCCAATGCTGTCTTAACTGATCTTTAGGTATATAGTGTAATATCATCCTACTATTATATAACGATATACCTTATTTGTGCCTGTATTTGCAGGATGCGATATAGTAGCTTGACCTTGTGACTGTGAGCTAATATAAGGCTCTGTAAATAAGTTTGTAGTAAATGAATTAGCACTTAAATACTGCAATGTCATAATAGCACTAGGTGTAGCTGGTCTAGTAGGTGTACTTTGTGTTGCTAAATGCTCTATAGTCACATTAGTAGACGTAGTAGCCCAGGCTAAGTGAACATAGTCATCTTTAGCGAGTTCTATGTAATAGTTTAGTGATGCAATAAGGTGACCATCTGTGCCACCATGACTATTTGGTATAGAAAACTTACTATTAGAACCTGCAACATCTGAACCATTCTTTCTGATCCATACATCTACGTCTTGTATTTGTACATCTGCGTTAGCAAATTGTAAGCTAAACTGTAAATTATAAAGACCAGAATAGTCTACTTTTATCTTATAACCATCTGCAAGACTTGTACCTAAAGAATAGTCTGTAGTGTTTAATGTAACGTTAGCAGTAGCCGTAACAGTTGCTATACTTTGGTCTGTAGTATCTTGAAACGCACCGTATGGAAAGTATGTACTAGCTGCTGTTTGTGTTTTAGGTTCTATTCCAATATATGAGTTATAACCTATACGTTCATCATAAATAGTGGTAGATGTAGCACCTGAAGCTACTAAAGTAATATCGCCTGTGTTATTAGACTTACCTTCTACAAGGTTATTTACAATTTCAGCTACTTCTCTTGGCGTGCCACCTTGCCAATTAAGTTTACGGTACATGTCACGTTTTGACATTATCTATTCCCACTTTGTGTGTAGTCTACGTCTATAGATATAGCATGTGTCCATGTGCCTGTAGGTGTCACTCTAATTCTATGATAACGACCATAAGAACGTAATGGACATGTGCCATCAGAGTTTTGTGTGACTGTAGGTTTATATGTTACATTACCATTTAATTCTTTACGAGATGCTATAGCCATAGTGACAGCACCATTATCTATTTGTGATCGTGCATTAGTCACTACAGAATTATATCCAAATTCCATCTCGCCAACTACAATAGATGCTGTAGAGTTTTGTCCGGTAAATGTAGCAATTTTAGCACCGTCTGCTCCGCCTAATAAGAACTTACCACCTGACCATACACGGCTGTCTAGTGAAGCAGGAAGTGAGTCTAAAGTACCGTAAGCATCTAAGCCTTCCAATGTAACACCGGATGATGCTAAAGATACAATGTATTCTAGTGAAGTGTCAGCAGATGACCATTTCTTAACTAACCAATTATAGATAAGAAGTGAACGACCACCGTTAGTATTAGGATAATTCCAAATAACAATGTTACGAATTGGGTCAATAGCAGCACTAATAGTATCTTGTTGTGCTAAAGCCATATTTTCGTAAAAGTATTCATCTACTTTATCGTTACCAATGTTAAATACATTAGTACCATCACATCCATAAAAGCCGTCATCAGATAAAAAGTATGTAGTAGGGCCATATTGTGTGACTGATCCTGGTGTATTACAGCCTAAATTACGTGAAATAGCGTCAAATTGGAAGAATAATGGTGAACCAATATATGACATACGGTAAATAGCACGTTCCAATAAAACTATACCAAATTCACCACCTGTAATGCCAGTAATGTTTCCACCTTCTGCTAATATTTGATAGTCACTTTGGGAAGCACCACCTGAAGTCCAGTCTGTTTCGTCATTAATATCTGACCATTGGAGTTTATTAGCTGTACCACTAATATTAGCAGCAACCACAAAGTCACGAACTACTGTAATGTATTTAGCAATAGGAGCTGAAGCAGCTACGTCTGCAAATGCAGTAGAAGTGCCTACATACCATGCTTGTATTTTATCTGTATCATTAGATGCTAATACAGCGTTACCAAATTGAACAAAGCTCCAGCGTTCTGCGCTAGAGTATCCACCTGGTTTACTTACATCATCTAAGTTTGTAGTACCTGCATTAAACTTAAATAGTTTAGTAGGGCCTCCTGCAAATAATACAGTATCTAATTCAAATTTAGCAGCAGTTACATTATTTAAATTTTCACTTGCAGCATTAGAATAGTCAGCAGATAAAGGGAATGGTCCATAACCTACTGTTAAAGGATATACGTTATTAGCTTCTAGTAACGCATTTGTAGTCGTAGGTTGATCTGGTAGCCATTCTGTAAAAGCTATTCTTTGAGTAGCCATTACTCACCCCAGTTTTGTGCGTTTAATACCTCAATAAGAGCTTCTACAGATGTTGCATTAGTAATTGCTGTTTCAAGTCTATTTGCTTCTGTAACGATAGCTGCACGTTTAGTAATTATTTTAGCAGGAATGTCTACATTGCGCTCTAGTTTACGCACTACATACCAGTCAGTTTGTGCTAATAGTTTGCCTGCTGTATCTTTGACTTGTGCAATAAAGTTAGACTTAAGACCTTTAGTAATAACTTGGTTACCTTTATCGTCTAAGAGTGGAGACTTATCTTCTTTAACTTCAGCTTTATCTTCTAATGCTTTAGGGTTTTTAATATCACCATCCCAGTAGAAGCGATCGTCAGCACGAACAGGATCAGCTACCCATGTGATGCCAATAGCTATTTTTTGTGCCTCTGTAGCTTGGTTAAGCCATCCACTAGGATATTGTGTGCCATTAGCGTCATAAAATGTAACGCCTTCTCTTAATATATTGCCATTTAATAAAAACATATTTTTTCCTTATCTTGCGTTAGCGTTTTTGAATGGGTTTTCTGCGAATGCCATATAAATATAAGTATACCCACTACCATTACCACCAACAGATGTAGTTCTAAGTTTAAATCCGTTAGATAATACATCCATAGTAGGCATTGTTGAGGATGTTCCGGTTTGCTCTGCATCAGCATTATTTGCCTCTAAAGACAAATTAGTAACATTATAAGTATTTCTAGATGTATCTACAATTACCCAGTTTGTAGTACCATTGCTACTACATTTAACCATTAAATATTTAGGTTTAAACCCTGTATAAACAAATGCACCATCTGTAGAACCATTACCTGTATAAGAACCAAACTTACTAAAGCCAGCTATTTCTGCCCAGCAATAGGCTACATAATTTCGAGCGCTATCATTAACATCATTATTAGTTCCCACAGAAAATACTGTAGATGTTGGTGATGTATTGTTCCATAAAGTTATTGATGACGCAGAAGCATTAGCAGTATTTAATTGAAGGTATTGAGTTGCACCAGTAGAACTATGATAAACTGCCCAATTATCGGCTGCATTTCTAGGTTTAACAATTATCATGTTTGGTGCAACACCTAAACCATGTCCAATAGTAGCACCAGCAGTAGAATTACCTGTATAAGTTATAATACTAAATCCTGTAGTTGCGTTAGCTCTGACTTGTGCTGATATAGTGCCGCTTGTGTTAGTTACTGTAGAGCTACCAGCTTGCCACTGCCATGCTACATAAGTAGTTCCTGAGTTATTTCCAGCAGTATCCGTTCCTAAGCTAAATCCATCACTATTAAATGCAGTGACCATCGTTGATTGAGTAGATTCTGCATTTGTTCCAAATGATTCTATTTGTTTTGTAGCACCACGAACAGCGTCATATAACCAGCTTCCATAAGCAAATGACCTTGCTTGTCCCCAAACTAAATCTGGTCTAAATCCAGCAGCATTAGTAATACTTCTATTAGCTCCATTACCTGTATATAATGTAGCATCAAAATAACTATTAGCTTTTTTGATAGTGCTATCTGGTAGGTTATATGTGTTTAGTGCTTTGTATCCACTAGGAGGTGTGTATGAGAATGGTCTTTGACCAAAGTTATAGGTACAGCCAGCACCAAAAGCACCAGCCCTTTCTGCAAAACCTAATAGCCATTGCCCTGTTTGTCCTGTTACTGCAGGGTTTGCTTCTGTTACTGGGTTTCCTGAATTAAACCAACCGCTACTATTTCTTGCCCAAACTTTTCCATTTTTAATGGCAAATCCCCAAGTATCTCCAGCAGTTGCTCCACTTCCGTATGCAGATGAGCCGCCATTTTGCAAAATAGTGCCGTCTGAAAATCTAATTTCAAAGCCTGGGTTATATGTTGATTGTCCAGGATATGTACCTCCTGTCCACATTTTTCCAGGAAATTTAGAAACAGGAATAAAGCCAGTTGTGCAATAAGCTGTTCCGCTATCTACTGTTACTTCAAAATAATAACCAGTTGATGATGCAATATCAAAATCTATGGTTGCAGGAATAAAACCTTCACCAGCTGCATTTGATGCAATAGTTAAATTAGCATTTGAAAATGTTGCATTTGAATCAGCAGCTAATGGGTTCATTACAGCATAATTAGCCACAGTAGCACTTGTATTAGTAGGACTATCTTTCATGGCATCATAGGTTACTCCTGATGTTACAGATATGTTATTAGTAGTCCAGTAGTTAGTGTTACCAGAGAAGTCTTTACCTAGACCTGCGTTAGAACCTGATGTAGTCGCTATGTCAGAGAATTTAAGGTAGAAACCATTAGTGCCGTATGTGCCTGTGTATGCTTTAGGTTTCCATACACCTGTAGCTGCGTCTGTAGCACCGAAGTCTGAAACAGCTTTAGCAGAACCGTCAATGAAGTTTATTTCTGCCATATAACCATCAAAGAATAAAGTGTTTGTTCCTGCTTCTGCTCCAATATTGTGAGCTATAGTTGCATTTATTCCATGATCTGCATTAGTAAAACTTGTTGCTGTAGTGACTGATTGTCTAGTTCCGTTAAGATAAATAATTGCTCTATCTGCTGCTGTTGCATTTGTTGCATCTAAAACTACAACAAGATGATACCAAGCACTTGGATCACGAAGTACGGCATTTGTAGTTATAGAGCCTTTACTACCACCACTTTGAAAACTAATTTTTTCATCTTGATAAAAAACTGTCATTTGGTCAGTAGATGTACTTCTAGCAGAAAATAAACCTTGTTGCGCTCCTGCTGGAGTAAGAGTGCTTATCTTTACCCATGCACTAAATGTCCATGTTTTTCTATTTCCAGCAGTTCCTGGTGTTCTGGATAGTCTTGCACTAGCACTTTGTCTAAAGCGAAGTGAGTTATTTATATCATATCCACCAGCAGTACTGATAGCATTACTATTATTTAGAATAGCCATTAAGCTAAAGCTCCAGAATTAGTTACGTATACGTTAGTACCATCTGTCCAATATGATAGAAGGTATGTGCCTGCTGCTGAAATAGTAGTAAGAGCAGTTGAACCTACTTTAGTTGTAGCTGCTGCTGTTACTGCATGACCACCTGTATTTACTAATAATACATATCCGCTTTGGCCTGCTGTAATGTTAGTAAATGTCAATGCAAATGTGCCTGTAGGTGTGCATTTAAAGTTATTAGTTACGTTCATGTCAAAAGAACCGTCATTATCTGTAGTAACTGTTCCTCTTTGTGATGCAGTCCATGTTTCTAAAGTTCCAAGACCACCTACATCTGTACCAATGACTAAACCTAAAGATGCTCTTGCTGAAGCTGAAGATGCTCCGCCTGTACCACCTTGTGCTACTGTAAGTGGAGTAGTGAGGCCTGTAATAGAAGTAATATCACTATTAGCACCTGAAGCAGCAGCACTTAAGTTTGATCTTGCACCTGAGGCTGTAGTAGAACCTGTACCACCTGCACCTATAGGGATAGTATCTCCACTTGCTGCTGACTGCAAATCACGAATTTGAGCCATTAGTGTTCTAATAGCATTGTTAATATTAGAAGGTGCGCAGCCCTCATCAATATTAATACCTGCAATGTCTGTGTTTAAATTTGCGCCAGCACTTGTGGATGCGTACTGACTGATCTTATCTTTTGCCATAATTGTTCCTTAAATTTGTTGATACCACGTATTACTACTTGAACTTGTTGCTGTCCATGTATCTGATCCTGGAGATATATCAGTCCATGAACTTGCACCTGCTGTTATTTCTGTCCAAGTATCACTACTTGGTGTTACATCATTCCATGACTCTGAGCCAGGTGTAATAGGAGTCCAGTTTTTACCTTGTATGATGCCATTAGCAATGATATTTGCATTGCCTGTAACACTACCTACGCCATATAAAATAGCATTAGGTGAACAAGTAAGAAGTGCTGTTCCTAATATACTTGCATTGCCTGAATACTCTACACCACCTATTGCTGATACTGTAGCATTGCCTGTAATATCTGCTGTAGATGTTCTAATTCTTAAACCATCTGCTGTAACAGTTGCACTACCTGTAATATCTGCGTCACCTAATAATATACGTATACCATTTGCTGTGACTGTAGCGTTACCTGTAATACTACCTGAGCTTTCATAGATAGCATTGCCTATGCCTGTTAATAAAGCATATCCGGTAATAGCGCCACTAGATGATACGACTTTAGCACCGTTAGCTGTTACTATAGCTTCACCTAATATACTTGCAGAGTCAAATG